TAAAATGATTTTATTTGTTCCTAGTTCTTCTTGTAATAATAAAATACTTGTTTTAACTGATGAACCATCTGGCATTAAAATATTATCCGCAGTAAGTCCACTTCCAACTTTATTTTCTAATTCTAATATCCTGTTAGCTAATTCTCCTGCAACATCACCACTTAATATATCTTTTATGGTTTCAAACCAAGTATTAAAGTCTATTTCCCACTGTGTAGTAGCTTTATCCATCCAATATTTGACATCTTGTCCTCTTTCATCTATATAACCTTGTAGTTTCCTATATAATTCAGATGTTTCTATTTCTTTCACTGTTTGTGTAACTATACCGCATACACTTTCATCTAATCTAGTATCAGTTATTTTGCTTTGTTGTATAGATATTACTCCGTTTTCAACTAATATATCAGATATAGATAATTCATAAGCATTAACTCCACGTTCTAAATCCGGAGCTATAGGATTAGATGCAAATATACCTTTTTTAATATATGCTTTTATTTCTCGGTTTATAAAATCACACCTTAATACAACTCTATCAATTCTTTTTAATGCACTATCTGCATGTTCTGCTGTTAAAGTTAAGTTATCAGTATTATGATACATGTAACCATTTATCCAAGCAAAACCTGGTGAAAGATTTATAGTCATATCTCCATTAGCTGTTACTAGTAAATTAGTGCTTGGATTAGGGAAAACTCCATTTCCTATAAAAGTACTAAAATATTCTGCAAAATCACTAGATTTATATTTTCTATCTCCATTTAATGAAGTAAAAAATGAACTTTTTTCTGCCATGTTATCACCTCATTTTTCTTTTTATTTTTTCAATTAAAGTAGGAATGTTATTTCCTATTTCTATATCAATATTTAAACCTTCACTATCATAAGTTTCCGTTATTGATATTATTCTTTCGTTAAGCATTAGTCCCCATTTTTTGTTAATAATGCTAACTTTATCACCTAAATCATAATCCGTTCTATATATTAAATTATTAGTATTAGATATAACACAGTCAAAAGTTTCTATTTTGGTACATTCAGATAACTTATCTTTACCTCTAGCTTCTAACAGTTTATTATAAGTCTCAATTGGTATTTCTACTTCATAAGTTTCTTCTTTTTCTTCACCTGTAAATTCATCTATAACTATTCTAGTCTTACTTTCTTTGTCCGAAATATCTCTAGCATCTACAAATAGTTCATATCTATTTAGCCCTTCGTTTTCAATACCTAAAGTTAAAGTCTTTCTATTTTCATCTTCGCCAGCTCCTGCAACTAAAACCATATTTCTATAATTATTGTCACTATCTACATATTTTTGTTTGCTTACATTCTCAAATTCAGTGCTAAATATAGCTTTTGAATTAATATTTTGATTAACTGTCCTATCTAGACCTTTATAAACTTCAAATATATATTGTTTATTAATTAAATCTAAATCTATTCTATAACCTAACTCATTTGTAGTTGCTATAGATTCTATTTCCTCTAATAAAGGTTTATAATGACTGTTATAATCTACTTCTTGACCTAAGTTGTTATTAACTCCTTGAAGAAGATTAGGAAGCTTTCTATTAATGTCTTTTGTATCAATGCAGTTAGCATTAATATAATTCCTTATAACAGTTTCTGCATTTCCTTTTTCAAGTTGCTTATATAATGTAATTCTTCTATCTATCCATTGAGTTAGTGAATACCCTTCTACTAATAATACTTCTTCACCATCTTCATTTTCTTCTAACTCTCTATGATCTATATACATAGCTTCTTTTGTATTATCATTTTTAAGAAGTATGTTACCTTTTTTAAGTAGTTCAAACTCTTCAAAAGTAGGTATTATTTGCATAGAGAAAATACCAGATTTATAATAATTCCTTTTCCATATTAAACATTCATAATTATCAATAATTCCTAATACTGTAAAGTTTCTATCTAGTACGTATAATTGCATATTATCAAACTCCTAAGTAATAATTAGTGTAATATATGTACACTTCTAATTGTTCAATCATAGTATCAGAGTCATATCGAATTACATTATCACCTATATCAAGCCATATGAATGTTGAATTAATATCTAAATCATTAAAAATATTTTTAGTTATACCATTTAAATAACTCTCTACACGTTTATTTCCATGATGTGTAGTAACCGTTATTTCTTCTCCTTCTTGCATAGTATAATTCAGCTTAATGAATTCTTTTGTGTAAACATTATATATTGAAGGGTTTTCAATAACAGTTCTAGCTTTAAATACTACCTTAATAGGAGTTTGTGCGTCTCCTTCATTAAATATATTTGTAACTATAGAGTTATTTTTTATAGATAATTCTTTTCCTTCTTCTTCTATTTCTAAGTCAAAGAAAAAATTACCTATATCATTACCAAAATCAACTCTATTTTCATTTATATCTTCAAAGTAAGGTAATGGCATAGCTAATTGAATTTGAAAACTCACAAGTTCATTTAAAGATTCATAATCATCATCAAACAATGGGGCTTGTATAACTCTTAAATTGCTAGCACCCCTTAACTGTTCTGCATCTGTATATATTTTCATATGACCTTTTAGCTTAGGATTAAAAGCATTATACAACTTTCTTTTTAATATATACCTTTGTTGTTCATTATCAACTTCTAAATAACAGTTTAAAGTTAAAATTCTATCTTTTAGAATAGTTTTAGATATATTTATACCATCTTGATATGCATTTTTAGAACTTACTATATCAGATTCTAATCCATCAAATCCTTCTGGTTTAAATAAAAAAAGAGGCCCATCTCGATTTAACTCAATAGCTATACCTCTTTCATTTTCATATATTATTTTATTTATCAAGCTAGTACCTCCTTTCTAAAAACCTAACTGCATAGCTAACCTTCTCATTTGTATTTCATCTTGTCTTTTTAACTCTCTTATACTTGCAGGCTTAGGGCTTGTATATACTTGATTGTTGTTTATAACTACACCACCGTTAGCTTTTAGCTCAGATGAATTATTACCTGTGCTCATTTTAGAAGCTGATCTAGTTACATTTGATATACTCTCAGCTATAGAAGTTTTTGCCATCCGATCACTATATGCTAATGTTTTAGCTAAATCTAAAGCTTCACTTCTGAACTTATAATTGTCTACTGGTTGATCCTGCACTATATAATCAAACTGAACTGTTCTTTTAAATGGATTAATTTTATCTATTACGCTACTAGCTGCATTTTTAACAGAACTTATTGCATTTGATACAGTAGATATAGCACTAGATATTCCGCTTAATATATTATCTATAACACCTTTAGCTGCTATAAATGGTGCTGTTAATAAATCTTTTAATCCACTCCATACAGTAGAAATTACATTTTTTATTTCATTTATTTTTGACTGTATATCAGACTTGATACCATTGAATATAGTAGATATAATCGCTTTAACATTATCAAAAGCTGTTTTGGTTGAATTTTTTATATTTTCCCATCCGTTACTGATAGCAGTCTTAATATTTTCCATAGCTTGACTTAAAGTAACTTTAATTTTATTCCAAGATTGTTCTGCAATATTTTTTATAGCTTCTCCTGCTTGACTCAAGGTAGCTTTAATTTTGTTCCAAGCCATAGATACTATTTCTTTAATTTTTTCATTCATTTGACGGATTGTTTCTTTTGCACCTTCCCAATCTCCATTAATTAATTGTTGTATCGCATCGCCAATCATTGAAAGTGCATCTTTTATATCATCCCATGCTTTCTTTACTGTTGTAAAGATTACTCCAACTGTCATCTCTAGAACTTCTTTAATACCTTCCCAAGCATCAGATACAGTTTTAGAAATCACATCTAATGTTGCGCCTAAAGTATCTTTTATACTATTCCAAGTATCAGTAATTACTGCAAATATTTCTTCAGTATTAAATCCTAGTTGTTCTCCAAGCCAGTTCATAGCATTCATTATTGTATCTTTAATGCCATTCCATATTTCAGAAGCTTTAGCTTTTATTTCATCCCAATTTTTATATAACAATACTCCTACAGCTATTAATGCAGTTATCACACCTATAGCTATTCCTATTGGTCCTGTTATAAATGCAATAACGCTTCCAAATGCTGAAGTTGCTGCAGCTGCTAGTGTAGTTGTTCCGGTTAATGTCATAAGCCCAGTTGCAATAAGTCCCAAGTTACTGATTAATGATCCTACCAATAATATTACTGGACCAAGTATAGCTAAAAATCCACCTATGGCTATAATTATATTTTGTATAGCTGGATTCAAATTATTAAACCAAGTAAAAACATTTGTTATTCCATCAACTAAGTTTCTAAATATAGGTAGAAGCCTTTCTCCTATAGCATTTAAAACTCCTTCGAGTGCTGATTTCATATTATCTATAGAGCCTTTTAAGTTATCTTGCATAGTTTTAGCCATATCAGAAGCTTTCCCATCTGAATTAGCGATTGCTTCTGATAGTTTATTAAAATCACCTTCACTAGCATTAACTATTGCTGCCCATCCACTCATAGCTTCCTTACCAAATATAGTAGATAAAGCTTGAGCTTGTGTAGCCTGGTCTAATCCTCCTAATGTACTTCTTAGGTTTTCCATAGTATCCATCATATTTATAGAACCATCAGCATTTTTAACAAGTTCTATACCATACTTTTCCATAGCTACTTTCATTTCTTTAGTAGGCTTTACTAAATTAGTTAAACCTGCTCTTAATACTGTACCAGCTTGGCTACCTTTTATACCTGCATTTCCCATAAGTCCTATGGCTACAGATAAATCCACCATATTTATTCCTAATGCTCCAGCTACTGGACCAACATATTTTAATGTTTCTCCCATTAATTCAATATTAGTATTAGAATTAGTTATTGTAGCTGCCATTATATCTGTAAACTTTGAGGTTTCGTTAGCACTCATACCAAGCCCTGTCATAGCATCTGAAACTATATCACAAGCTATACCTAAATCAGTTCCACCTGCAGCGGCTAAGTTTAATGTTGCTGGTAATGCACTCATAATTTGGTCTGTTTTATATCCAGCCATACCAAAATACTTCATACCTTCTGCTGCATCAGTAGCACTAAATTTAGTTGTTGCCCCAAGTTTCTTAGCTTGTTGCTCTAAAGCTTCCATATCTTTACCAGTTGCACCAGTTATAGCACTAACTTCGCTCATACCAGCTTCAAAATCTCCTGCTACTTTTATTGCCCCCGCACCTAATGCTAATAAGGGAACTGATACACTTTTAGTTAGTGCACTTCCAACAGTTTTTAATGAACTCCCTAAAGTTTGAAATCTAGTCCCTGCGTTATTGCTTTTATCAGAGAAAGACTCCATTTCTTTGGATGCAATTTTTAAATTATTCATAAATTTACTCGAATCCAAATCAAGATAACCGACCGCAGTACCAACATTTATACTCATATACTACCTCCTTTCTTTTCTTAGCTTTTCAGCTAATTGAAGGTTAATATTTCTCTTTTCTTCTTTTGTCTTTTGTTCTTCTCTCCATTTTGGCTTTTTCTCTTGCTCTAATTGACTAATTATATAATCACAAGCTTCATCAAAGCAAAATGCAGTGTATTCATCATATATCCTAGCAATTTCAGAAGGTAGTTTTTTAAATCTTATAGATTGATTAAGTATCCTAATTATTTGCTTGCTGGTTACGAAAGTTTTCTAAAGATTTTACTCCACCTTGAGAATACATTAATATTGCCATTAATTGATTTTCCGTTAGCTCTACATTAGCTTTTTTAATATCTTTATAGCTTGGTTTAACTAAAGAAGCTTCTGCTAATACTTCCATCATTCCTACCAATTCTTTTAATGTCTTTATATCCTCTGATGCTTTTCCCATTACTTGACCAGTTTTACCGTTAAACATTTCAGTAGCAACAGATAGTAAAGTATTAGGTATTTTACCACTTGTCATTAATTGCATCATATTAGGTTTTTTAATTTCTACTACAAAAGGAGTTCCATCTTCAAAACTTGGTAACTCAACTATTTCTGTTTGTTTTATTGCTTGTAATTGTTCTAAACTTGTTATTTGCATAACTACCTCCTAAAATTTCTAAAATATATAATAAAAAGGACTAAGGATGTACCTTAGCCCATTAATCCATTATTCTTCTATTTGTTCTTCTTCTACTTCTAAAGCAGGATGCTTAAAAGCTACTACACCTACTGGTAATTCACTAACTAACTCAACTGTATATAGCGAAGTATTTAAAGCTGGTCTTGATTTTATTGTGTATTCATTAGCATAATATTCTCCATCTTTAAAGTTAGGTGATATAAAAGATCCTTTACAGTTAGGGAAAGTATATTTTAAATATTCTCCTGTTGCTCCGTCATCACCAACAACCTCAACATAAACTATAAAATCAAAAGTTTTTGTATTAGGCATAGCACCTACATTAGGAGCAGTATATTTTGTAAATGAACCACTACTAGCAACTGTCCCACCTTGTACATCTGCTAATAAAGCAGGAGTAAATACATTATCTTTACAAGTTATATCATGTCCTAACACCATATCTGGAACTTGTTTAGAAGCTATTAATTTATTTTTTATAGTAAGGTTTTTAGTTTCCCCTTCTTCTATTACCGGCTCACATGATATTTCATCAGCAGTAGCAAAAGAATGAGTAGTTCCACCACTTACTTTTATTTGTGTCATTACAACATCACATAAAGCAAATTGTTCCATCTTATGCACCTTCTTTCGTCTTAATTTTCTTGTAAGTAAACGAAGTCATATATGCTTTTTTATCATCATCAATAATAGTTGGCATAGCTTCAATAACTCTTCTTATACCTCTTTGATATTTCATTGTATTAAGTATTCTTTTCTTATAACTTGATAACTCTGAATACCTACCAACTGGATAATATATTAATAATTCAACTGTATCATTAATTAAAGAAGTTCCTATGACTTCACTTTCTCCATTTTCTTTTACAACAATATAAGGGTTTGTGCATATTCCTTCATGTTGACCAATAGAATACACATCAAACCCATTTTCCTTTAAATATTTATATATTTGTGCAAACATAATTTACACCTACTTTAATATTTTATTTAATCCTCTAATAACTTGAGGACTTATTATATCTATAGTTGGCTTTATAATAGCATATTTTTTTTCATTACAAAGCTCTAAATAAATACCATAATGAACTCCATGTGATAATTCTACTCTAGCAACATCACCTATCCACTTCCAACTACTGTTAAGCCTTTGATGTGCTGCACCACTTCTTGGAGTCCATTTATAATTAGATTTTGCATGAGTTTCCATTTTCTTAGCTACTGTATCTGCATATAATCCAAGTGCTGCTTTAGTTTTAATTTCTCTTTCTGCTAAGCCTTTTATAAGATTACTAGCGTCAAATTTAAAACTCATACTAACACCTCTCGACTAACATATCAAAGTAAATATTTAACCTATTTTGGTTACCTAAATCTTTTATAATGTATTTAACATCATCAAGCAAGAAGTAATCATTTTCTTTTATCTTAACAGTATCTTCATCATAGATAACCATTAAAAACATCTGCTTACTTCTTTTTATTTGCCCTTTATCAGTAGTAATAGCACTAATTTGAGTATTGCCTTCGTGGTAAAAGCCTTTTACACTACATACAAGGTCTTTCCCTCCAGGCTCTCCAAACTCATTTTTAACATCTCTATAAATATCAACATAAGTTGGGAATTTATCTATTACTTTTTTAACTTTAGGTTTGATTTTATTAGCTATCATAAAATCCTACTCCCATTAGGTTTATATTTCTTTGCTAGTCTTAACCAGTATGAACTATTATTAGCTAAAGTAAGTCCTCCTGGTAATTGTATACTATCATCTTCGGCTTTTAATAATAAACATTCATATGCAGTATCATTTATGCTATTTTTGTTTTTATTTAAATAATATGCTATTTCTTCATCAGTAAAAAAGGGAGAAGTTTCCTCCCTTAATATTAATTTAAGTTCTTGAATCTCTCCCATTTTAAGTTACTCAACTTTCTTTTTTCTTGTTCTTTTAGTTTTTTGTGGGACTTCCACTTCTTCGACTATTGAAGCTAATCGTGTGCTAGGCTTCATACTTAACAACAAACTTTATTGCATCATGTCTTTTATTTAAAATGAATATGTCTTCAAATGATTCCTCAAAGTATACATATTTACCTTGAGTTAATGCACTTGGAGCTTGTAATTGTGCAAACTCATAAGATGCTATTGGTAATATAGCAGAAGGATGAACTAACATCATAGCTATATCTTTAGCATCTTCAGCAGGTGCAAAACCAGTTGTAAATGTATATTTAGTCTTCATTAATTTAGTTGGTACTGGTATTACTTCAACCTCTTCAAGCCTTGTTACAGCCTTAGCTATTGAAGATTGACCATTAGCTCTTACTATAGTTATCGCATTGTCTATTAATGTTTTTGTATATGTATCAACATATAATATTCTACCAACAGAAGGTACTAACGCTTCATCCATTTCATCCATCAAAGTTTCAAACTTAGTCATTATATTTTCAGAAGTTAAATCAGCACTTTCAGCAACTATTGTTTTTTGTTCATCCTTTAATTTATATAATTGCGATATTGTATAAGCATCCATTTCTGGGAACTTTTCAAATTCATTCATAGTTTTAGTTATATTTTGTATAGTAACAACTTGATTAGTTTCATTTACATCTTTAGGATGCACTAAAGTTTGCCATTGTCTATGATTTTTTAATGTTTTAGTTTCCCAAGCATTGTCAAAATTTCTAGTAAAAGTTCCTATTGTATCTCTATTTCCATCTGTTCTACCACCTACAGTTATAGAAGGTATTTGTATTGTTTTTGCATCTACTACTCTATATTTTGTAGCATTCTCATTGCTCCATAATCTACCAAATCTTAAAACGTTTGGGTAAGCTTGAGCTAAAGCTTGTGAATATTGTTGTGCATAGTTTAAATTTGCCATATTATTTCTCCTTTATTTTTTATTATTTTAATGATTGGAAATTAAAGTCGAACATATTAACTTCTGCTCCACCTCTTCCAAAGTTGCCTAATCCTCCAGTATTAGCTGGAGCAGTATTTAAATCGAATAAGTATGAAGCATCTTTTTGTAAAGCCTCTATTTGCTCTTGAAAGCCTTCAAGTTTGCCTTCTTGATACTTTATACTATTCATATCTAATAAAGCTTTTAGTGCCTTATTATTTTTAGATTTAGCATTAGTTAGTGCACCGTCTAATGCATAGTCAAACTGCATCTGATTTATTTTACTCTCATAATCAGTAGTAGTTTGTTTATTTAAAGCTTGCAAGTCTTTAATCTGATTAAGTAGTGCTTCATTATCTTTATTATTTTTAGATAAATCAGCTAATTGTGTATCTCTGTCTTTTAACTGTACCTCTAATTCTTTCTTAGCTTGATTAACCTGATCAAACCTAGATTTAGGTATAAAGTTACCATCATCAACCATTATTTTTTTATCACCAAGCTTTTCTGTTACTTGTGAGTATAGTTCCTCACCTAATAATTCTTTTAACATAATATCCTCCTACGTTTTTTAACGTGGTTTCGACCACTTAGATTAAGTTAGCATTTAATTCTTTTACGTCTATTAATAGCTAACCTAAAAAGACGATAAAAAAAGAGAACTTATAAAAAGTCTTCTCCATAATCTTTAAACCATTTATCTAATTTTATGTTTTTCTCTCCATCTACCCATGCTCTAAGTTCCGTTCCTATTTCTTCTAATGACATAGGTATTTCTGGTACTGTGGTACATAAACCATTCGGATGATCTAAAGGTACATCTTTAACACTAAACACTTGATTATCTCGTTCCCTGCATAATTCACAAGTTCTACCATGAATATTAGCACTAATCCACCTAATACCTTCTACATAAGTATTTTTCTCGCAACTTCTCTTTTGAGCTTGTTGGAATGCATGATTAACTGCTGTTCTAGCTAATCTTTGAGCATTATAATCTACTTTCTTACTAGTGTTAGGATATACCTTATTCCAATCCCAATCTTTAACCGCATTAGGATTAATATACTTTTCTAAATCTTTAGCTATTTCATATGTACTTTTCTTATTATCTATACCTTCTGCAATAATATAATCAATATCTTTATTAAATTTCTTAGTATATTCCCAAATACGTTCATTAAGTCCTTTACGATCTTTATAAGCTTTACCGAATAGTATCTCATTCATTGCATCTTTAGGTATCTTAGAAAATATACTTGAAAAAGTATCCTTCATATTCAAGTCGTACTGATTATTAATAGACATAAAAAAATCTAGCTGTACATTATTAGCTAGTTCCGATGTTTTTTCTACATTCTTTTTAATAATCTTTCCAACTTGCCTATGAATAGTCCTAATTTCTTTCTCTAGTTCATTTTTAAGCTCTTCCAAATACCTTTCCGATAAAGTATTAGGATTAACTTTAGAAAGTTTCTTAGATACCTTTAAATACATATCGTTGTATATCTGTTTTATCTGCTTTTCTTGTTTCTTAGCTAACTTAAGTTTTTTATTTTGAGCTTCTTGACATAGCTTAAGATAATCTTTAGATGCCATATTCTATTCACTTTCTATAAAGAAATTTTTTTATTTTTCCATTTTTTATAAGCATCAAAGTAAATTTCATTTTTATCTCCATTGTAAGTTATTTCATAGTACATTCCATCACTAACAGTAGTAGATAATAAAGCTTTGTTATTTTGAAGTGTTTTGCAATTCCATACAACGAATACATCATCTGTAGTTAATTCAAAATTATCGGTCTTATCACACTCATTATTAAAGTATTTAACTATTTCTTCTTTACATATGTCTATAAATTTATTCGTTTCCATTATTCATCATCTCCTAAATCGGTTTCAAATTGACTATAGCTATCTTCTAACATCTGTTTTTCTAGTTGTATTTGTTTTAACTCTTCTTCTGCTATATCATCAGTAACATTGGCCCATTTTTTTATAAATGTTTTTCTACTCATAGTTTGAGCATTAACTTTCTGTAAATCTAGTGTCATTTCTTCATCTTCATTTTCTTGTAATGGGTATTGATTTTCTACAACTACATCAAAGTTTTCTAACTTAGGTAATGTATTTATAGCATATACTTCATTCATTTCAAGTATAGCTCTTATCATCCACTCTAAAGCTGGACGCCATGACATCATTTTTTCTTCACATCTAGTTATTAGTTGCCAGTATAAAGCCTTCATACTCTTACCGCTAGTCATCATACCTTGTAAATCACTATTATTTATCATAGGTATATTTAAAACTTCGTGCATATCTGCTTTAATCCTATTTAAAGTATTTTCCATTCTTGTGTCATAGTTAAAGTCAGTATCTATAGTTCCTATTTGAGCTTGTTTTCCATCCGATGCTATATCTGTAGATACATCCCAATATGCTCCTGGTTTTAACTTAAAATGTTTACTAGCTTCTGGATCTACGTCAGTACCATAAATTATCCTATTCATACCTTTTTTAAGTGCATCTAAATCCTCTGATGTTAATTTATTGTACTCTATACCGTTCTCTAGTATTTCTTCTACATCAGATTCACCTTTTAAATCACCACTTAGTCCATCATTTAAGATTACATAAGCAGGTATCCCACTTAGCTTTAAGTCTACATTAACCGCTAGTGTTTCAAGTAAATCACCATTACCATTATAGAAACCTTCGTTTAATATACATTTACCGTCTACCATTTCATACTTTTGTTTCCATATAACCTGCTTAGATTTATCTTGTTCCTGGTTCATCTGATGGAAGAATATTATCTTTTTAAGTTCATCTACTCTGTCCTCAAAAGGCTCATATACGAACTCTAAACTAGGTACAAACATTACTCTTATAGTTTTAGTAATAGTATCAGCATGAAGCTTTATAGCTATCCTTTTGCCTATAAAACAATCTCTAGCACCTTTTACCAACTTATCTTCAAATAAATTATCTTTAAGAAGCTTATTTATATACTTATTTATTTCTTCTACTTGTTCCTGATACTTATCATCCTCTACTTGTACAGTAAAAATAGGAGTTTTACCAAATAAGAACCTAGCTTCTTCTTTTATTAACTTTTTAATATAATTAGTTTTCTTTTTAGTTGGAGTATAATCTTTTTCATCAACTATCCAATCTTGCCCTGGACCTTCATAAATATCATAAAGTTTTATTATTTCATTCATTTCTTTTATAACTTCATTACCATACAATCCACCTAATTCAGTCATTATTATATTATTCACTTGTAACACCTCCTATCTACTGTTATAGGTTCTTTCTCTACCATGTGTTTTCATATCCATTTCTAGAGCATATCTAGTAGCATCTATACTATGGTTATCTTTATCCTCTAATTTAGGCCTTATATTCCCATCTTTGTCAGTTTGATAATCTATATTTTCATATTCCTTAGCTACATTAGGAGTTCTTTTATTATCTATAACTATAGCTTCTAAATCATCAAGCCAGTTCTCACCGAACTCAATAGATCCTGGTCCTTTTTTAGCTTTTAATGCTTTTATTCCATGCTCTCTAAGTTCTGCAATACTTCTTGGTTCGGCACTATCACAAGTTATAGGTAGATCATTATATCCCTTTTCTTTTATCTTAGTAGCTAGTTCTCTTATAGACATCTTAACTCCATATATTTCATCTATAAAATATATTATTCTTTTCTTTTTATCATAGTGAAGTCTTACAAAAGCCATAGGATCTGTTGCATAACCAAAGTCATTACCTTGTCTTATGTTATCAAAAGAAGCTATTTCTTCATCAGTTATAGTTCTAAACTCTAAATTAGAAAAAGGAACTACTCCAGAACCTATAGGTTCACCTAAGTACTCCCAACGATATTTAAATTCATTTTTCTTTTTAACTTCATTAGCTTCTTCAATAAAAGCCTTAGATATATGAGGATTATCTAAATAAGTGCTATGATGAATGTAAGTATTATCAGGTATAAATTGAGTTTCAAACTTCTTATTAACCCAAGACTGTTTTCTCTTAGGTGGGTTATAACTATAAATAACCTTATAGCTTAGTCCTGGAGGTAATTCTGCTCTAAGTACAGAGTTGACTATCGTTGATACTTCATCTTCTGTTTTAAACTCTGCTAACTCTTCAAACCATACAAAAGCTATAGGGAACTTAGACATCTTTATAGATTTAATTTTAGCTGGATCATCTGCTCCCCTAAATATAAATTTATTACCACGAGGTATATAAATTAATTGTAATGGAGACTTTTGAACTTTCCATACATGACCTACATTTAATATGTCTATAGCTTCTTTTAACTGTTCAAATACTGATTCAGTCAATGTATTACCTACCTTACGAATACATAAGCATGTTACTGGATACTTCATAAGTGCTAACACTAACCATATAGCTATATGAGTTGATTTAGCCGAAGCTCTCCCACCTTTTAATACATGAAATAAGTATTTGTTAGAGTTAATTACTCTCCAAAATTCATAGAAGTTTTCATTTATAATTTCTGATATTCGTTTATGCATCTTCTAATGTTCCTATATCATCAATTATAGCAACTCCAATATTGCCTTCTAAGTCTACTTTTTTAGTAAATAAAGCATATCTTTTACCTAATAATTCTGCAGCTTTTATTCTATCTTTAGCACTTAGTTGTTTCTTAAGTATTACTGGTTTAATCATACCGTCTATACTTTCAGTTGATACAACTTCTTCTAATACTTCACCTCTTAGTGATGCACTTAAAAAAGCTAAGACTTCTTCGGCCTTAGCTATTCTATCACTTTCTATTTGTTTTTCTCTTTCTTTTAGATAAGCTTCAACCTTAGGATTTCTTAGTAATTTACATCCTTCAACTTCTGCTATATCTCTTTTACTAGCTTTATATCCAGCCTTAATGTAAGCTTCAGTAGCATTGCCTAACTCAATATAATAATCAGCAAATGCCTTTTGTTTTATAGTAAGCTTCACAATGCCACCTCCAATTATATACTTTGATGATAATTTTAGTATTTTTCTATCCTAGTATCTTTTCTAAACTTAGACCTAGGTTTTATATTAACTCCATTTGGAGCTTCTTCCATAATCTTTTTTATTTCTTTATATTCTTCTTTAATTTCAATAGTTGATTTTATAACTTCATCTGCATCTTTCCAAACCTTAACCATACTATCACCTTTTGAACGTAAAAAAGACATATGATTAGAAATCATATGTCTTTATCAATTTGTTGAAATAAAAATACATCAAATAGTAACCTAAGAATAATAACGTAATTTTTAAGACATTTGTAAGCCCTATTACTAAAAGGCTCCCTCCTATCTTACCAATAACAATATTATTTTAGTTTATAGTCTGCTTTACCTTAACAGACTTGATTCTCTTTTTTTCGTTAAGTTTTTTTATTAAAATTTGTGCAAGTTGTAGGAGTTGCACCTACCAATACTCTTACTTGCATATTAGGTAGGAGGGGAGTCCTACCTTTTAGAGAAATATACATTAGGGGAATTTGAGATTATATATAAATATCTATATTAATATTATCTCACATATAAACTCTTAATGTCGGCAATAATTCGGCAATTATATCACTAACATATCAAATAATGTCGGTTCTTCTTCTCTGAATACTTTTATCCCAAATAGCTTTCTAGCTATGCTTTTTATAGCTTCATTCTTTTTATTTCTTAACTGTCTTTCTTCATAGTGCATTTTATTAACTATCTCTGACCATTCTAAACCTTCAAAGTATTTAAATTGAATTATATCTCTATGTATAGGTGATAAGTTATTTACAACCTTATCTATTTCTTTTTTTAACTTTTTATTTCTATATAATTCTATTCTCAATTCTGTTTCTTCTTCAATTCTATCTAATGCTTTTCTTTCTGTTATTCTTCCTATATTAAAAGTTGGACTAACTTGTATACTATCATAGTTTATAGCTCCTATAGTTGTTATAAATTCTTCCTGATTAGCAGCTTTTAATTTTTCTTCTGTATCTTGTATAAACTCCTCTATATCTACATAACCATATAAAAGTTTTTCAGTAAATCTAAAACAATCTTTCTTTAGTTTATTATCATTCATAATATACAGCCCCCTTAAATCTTTATATTGATTCTATGCTTACTTCAATACTAGCTTCTTCTGAATATTCTTTCTCAGCTAATATTGCATAAATATATCTATCATCCTTAAAAGCCTTTCCATTAAGCCCATCAAGTACACTTTTGATATAATTATCAATATCAGCTTTAGTCGGTCTTATTTTACCTTCTAAAGCTTCTATTCTTTTCTTTTTGCTGTAGCTCTTTGGTACTTCAAACTTAAACTTCATTCTTATTCTTATATAACTATCATCAAAATAATGTCTAGCTCCATATGCTAAAGATACTATATTCTCAAATATCCTCGTCTTATCATCTGTAAAAGCTCGTCCTGTATTTTTATTAAATCGAGGACGCGACTTAGGTACCGGAGCTGACGGAATTGTAAAATCAACTTTCATATTCTATCTCTCCAATAACTCAAATCGATATTCTTGTGTTGAATTTGGATATTTAACTCTATCCACTTCACTCATAAACATGTCATAAGGCCTAGCATATATTTTGAAGTTGTCATATAAAGCTATATACACAACTAATTCATCAGAACAATTTTTATCCCAATGTACATACTCCCCATTTTGCAATGAATATATATGCAGCATATCATTATTTTCAGTATGATTACATATAAAGGATGGTCTTTGTAATGAATCTACGATAATTCCCCCATCAACTGGAATTGACTTGCATAATGTAAAATACTCCTTATCTTTGAAATGTTTATATTTAGCTTTTAATTTTAATTCTCTCATACTCATTCTCCTTTTATCATTCAGTTATCATTATCAATATATCGACCGAGAGCGACCATTAGTTGACCTCGGTCGATACCAAATTATTGTTTTAAGCTCTTAGTTATAAATCTAATCATCTTATTGTAATATTTCTTTTTAGTTCTTTTTTTCTTAGTTCTGTTATATATTGTCATTAACTTTCTAAATTCTTTATTATTAGAATAAATTTTAAACAATGCTTTCTTTGCACCATCCCATATTTGAGTAAATATCTTCTTAATATTTCCAAATGCAATTTTTATATCTTTAAAAATTCCACTTGCTTTAAAATTATCAAGTTTTGTATATATTCCATCATTAAGATCATCTTTTGATTTTTTTAACTCTAACTTTTTTATTCCATCCACTTGAACTCCATTTATATGAAAAGTTCCTTCCTGTACTGACATTTCCATATTAAAACCTCCCTTCGTCAAATAAAATCTCCCTTTTATTATCTGATTTCTCTTAAAAACTCTATTTTAATGACTTTTATTCATGATTAATTTTATTATAAATACTCATAACATCTTTACCATCAATAAATCTTATAACATTGGTTGTTACTAAGGTTATTACTAATTCTTTTTCTTCATTAAATTTCATTTTATTACATTTGAACATTATTTCATTATCTTCAGAAACATAAATATTTAAAACCTTATACATTTCCAAATCTTGTTTACAATAGTCAAATACTTGAACAATACAACCTATTTTTATATCTTTGATATCCATAACTTCCTCCTATTTCCATAAAAACTTTATTTTAAGGGAAATGTCTTTATATTTCTCCCATCACAGTTTTGACCCAAATAGCTTTTTGAATATATTCTTCATCTATTTCAAATTTAATTCTTGACTTCTTTTGACTATCAATAATTTCATAAATAACACCAGCTACTTGTTCTACTGATAACTGTGTAGATGGTGCTATATTTTTAGCAAGTTCTAATATTTCTTTCTCCATAATATCCTCCTGTATATTTAAATAAAAGTTTTATTTTAATCAAATCTTATCCTTAATCTTGATATAAGTTTCTTTTGCTTGTGTTAAAGCATCTTCCCTATTATTAAATTCCATTATTGTATCTCCTTGAGATATAAAAATTTCTTCGTTATTTATATATAAAATTGGACTATAAACATTTTTTACAATGTTCATATCTTCATCAACAATAGTTCTGTATTTAACTCCATATTTTCTCATTTTTTCAACCTTCATGACTTACTCCTAACATCTTAAAACTTTGATTTTAATTGATTTATCTATCTAATTCGCAACCGTAACAACCATCTCTGAAAACATAGTTACAATGCTGCTCACATTCAAACTCACATTCAATACAACAAGTGCCACAACTATTAGACCATAGTTTATTGTTTTCTATATCTAATATCCATTTTCCATCTTTAATTACTTTTAATTCCATGTTTACTCCTAATACACATATATAAATTGATATTTTTATTTAATTTCACTTAATACATTTTCAAGAAATTCAATATTACTCTTTCTTTGTTTTAAATAACCTTGAATACAACTAGAATAAAAACACATTTGTTCTTTGTCTATAATGCCTATGCTTTGAATATGAATTAAAAAATTTAATATTTTCATATGAGTATCAAAATCTATAATCTCATTTTTTGATTTAATTACATCTTCACATTTTGAACATCTTCCATACTTGTTTAATTCCTTGTGTAAAAAACACTCATTGCACATCTCCACTTTCATAATATCCTCCTAATGTTTGCTTAATGTTATTTTGTAGCCGTCAACCTCTGTTACCTCTGTAACCGAACACCACATAAAACAACTGCAATCATCTCTTTTTTCTTCTATTTCTTTTTTTATTACATCTTCGTTTTTGTCTGATACTTTTAAATAAGATATTTCATCCATGTCATCTTGCACTGTTATTTGAAAAAGTTTCATGTTCTAATTCCACCACTTCCTTTAAAATTTTGATTTTAATCAGAATATTAATGAATAAATGTCCTAAAATTATCTCAAAGGACATTTATTTGTACATTCTAAAACTCCTCTTTTATTTTGCACTAAAAAGAGTGATATAAAATTTATCACTCGGTTTAAACTCTAATATATTTATTTTATTTTTTCTATTATTATTTTATTATCTTCAATTACTAATTTCACTTCTCTATTTTCTTCAGTTATACCCATTTCTTTTATCCAAGATGTTGGAATTGTAACTCTATTAGTGATTGCAGTCCCTTTTGCAGTTCCTCCGCTTTTATTAAATATAACTTTAGCAATTTTTTCATCTTTAAAATAGTTAGTTATTTTAAATTTAGCTTCAAAGTCTTTTATACTTAAAGCGAAATCATTTAATTCTTTTTCACAATTACTTTTAGCTTTTATGCAATCATACACATCTTCAAGTTTATCAAGTACATTTGTAAATGTATCAAATTTATCATCTTTCATTTTTTGAATATCAGTATAAAATAATATTGTTTCTATATCATCCATTTCTTTTTTTACTAAATTTATATAATAATCATCAAATTGCTTTTCTATGGCTCTTGTTGCATTCATTTGAGCTCTTTCTAAAACACTAATTATTTTTTGTATAGATATATTCATAATTTCCTCCTTGATTTTTAAATTTCAATTATATATACTTTTAATTAAGTAGATCATATTGGAATGTAAATTGAATTATTATATTAAATATTACATTATTAAGTAGTTCCATATTGGAAGTGTACCAGGAGTTGGCTATATAACTCCTGGTATTTTATTTGTTTAATTCCTTAAGTGCAAGGGCTGTATATAGTTTTAATCCGTCTATTTTTAAATCCTCTAAGTTATATAATACAAATAATTTGTCAAATACATCTCCTTTTGTAATACTTTTAAAATTTTCTATAAAAAACTTAGCTTCAAGGTTATTATTTAAATTACTTCTAATAGCTTCTATTTTCTCAACCGCTTCACTATTTTTACTAGATTTACGAGATATAATAGCATCTTTTATTACATCTATCGTATTATTTAATTCTTCTCTTATATCATTTGCCCATTTTACTTGCTTTTCAGTTCCTTTTAATTCTACCATTTTACTTGCTCCTTTCTTTATTTCAGAGTGAACAAAGATTAATGCTAATCTGAAAGTTTCTCTATAACTATCACCTTTTCTTATTATTTTTTTAGTTATTTCGTGTGCTTTCTTAAATACATTTTTCATCTTTGTTTCCTCCTTAATTATTTATCTTAATTATATTATATCATAATTCGTAACGAATTAAACACTTTTTTATGAAAAAGTTAAAAAAGTTTTCGACAAAATATCTTAATAAAATAAATATATTAGAGTTTAAACTTTGAGTAATAAATTCTATATTCACTTTTCAATGTGCATTGACTATAAATCCAAGAGTTTTACTTTTTATACTTTTTTGCTACAATAGCTAGAGCATCTAATGCTCCAACTAATGCAATAATAATTACACTTAATATTATTAAATCTTTCATAGTTGCTCCTATCTTCCTTGATATGTAGCACCACATTTACATTGATATACTATTCCTAGTGATGTCAAAAGCTTGTACACTATTCCACCACAATACTCACATTGTTCTGCATATGCTCCTAGTATTTTAGCTTTCATAACATCACCTACTTTCCGAACTCTTCATTAACTTGTATGTCAATAGCCATTCCACTGCCCATATACTTAGTTATTTCTAATAAATATGATGCTACCTCATTTTTATTTATCTTTTCTAAATCTAAAATATCATAAGCTAAATTTCTTATTTGTCTTTTACTTTCTTCATTACACCAATTACTTCTATTTGCACTATTAAAGCCTTCTATAAGCACTCTATTAGCTTTATCTAAATCTTTATTAGCCTTATCTAACTTTTTTAACTCTGTATCCTTAGCTATTAATTTAGTATTCAAGCTACAATTTCTAAGAGTTTTATGCTCTGAAACCTTCTCTAATTTCTCTATATACTCTTCTAGCTTTTTTAGTTTACCTTCTGCTATGGTAAGAGCTTGGTGTAAACTCTCATTTTTATCTTGTAGATTATCTTTAATTCTTTTTTCTACCGCCAGTTCATCATTTTGAACCGCTATAACTCTATTCTTTTCAACTATTATATCTGTAGCTCTATTTATCTCTTCTTCATGTGTTTTTCTTAACATTAATGGAAATTTCATCTTTAGTCCCCCTATAAATTTATTTAATATTCAATATCAAAACTTGTATCTATATCATTTTCATCTTCGATATCTATTTCTATCTTTGTTCTATTAAATGCTAAATTGATTAATAGAACATCAAAACAACTTCTATACTCCGGTATATTATATTTATCTATAGTTACACCATCTTTTTTAACCCAAGATATAGTTCCCGTTGTTTCATCTTTATAATTTTCATGTATGGTAAATTCTATATCCCAACCTTTACTTTTCCAAGAAGAATTGTTATCTTCCTTACTTAGCCTGTAATCTATCCAACCTCTATCATTATCTTCAATCTCAACTATAAAATTTTCTAAATCATACTTTTCTTGATAATCCAATTCACTATTTAGATACTCTCTATAATGTTCAAATATTTCTGATAGCTTTATACTTTCTCTTTTTTGTAATAATATATCTTCTACACTTTTAGTTATCTTATTTTTTAAATCCTCTTGTACAACACCAGTCATAATATTTTTAATAGTACCTGCTATGAACGTATTGTATGCTGTAAATCCTATATCATTTACAAGTTCATTTACATTTTCTTCTACCTTTCGCTCTATAGTTCTCTTTATACTATATCCATCTATTGCATCTATGATAGCCTTTGTTACACTCTTTTCTACAGTTTCGGCTATAAGATTCTCTACAACTCTGTTTTGCTCCATTTCCTTTATCTTGTTACCTACTATATCTCCTATGTTTATATTCATACTCAATTTCCTCCTAATTTTTATTTACTTTATCTATTTGTTTTTCTACTATATATCTATCTAATATCTGGCTTAAATCTACTACTATTTCATGGTTTCCATGCTTCAGATATAACTCTGCAAGTGCATTTTTTAATTCTTCCATATGTCTTGCTCCACTTCTAAGATGTTCTTGTCCATCTTTTGGTGGTAGGCTTCTTTAATGTCATTTAAATCAAATCCTAAACTATATATTAGCTCTGCAAATAAAGGTATAATTCTATTTATCATTTTTGTTCTTGAAATGGCTTTTTTGTAATTTAGCATAGATACATTATTAAATAATGAATTCAAAATTACTTCTGGAGCAGTTACTTGAACTTCTTGAACCTCTGCAATCAAATCTATATCTAAAAATATAGCTATATCGCTCATTCTATTAAGGATCATAATTAAATCATTTAGCATAACATCTTTATAATCTTTATTTAAGTTTAATCCTAATGCTAAGTGTGCTAAATCTATATGAAAATTCATTATAAGGCTCATAGGCACGCTATAAGCATTTATACTATTATTGTCTTCTGTATCACTTAAAATTGATTCTCTTGACTTTTTAGCAAAATTTAAATCTATTACTTTATTATTCATTTTCTAATTCCCCCATTTTCATTTGTTTTTCAAATTCTTGTTCTGCCCATTTAATCGCTTCAAATGCATTCATTGAGTATTTGTTCATTAAATACTTTGCTCTAGCTATAAGAGCACTTCTATTCTCTAATTTAACTGTCATCTTTATACCTACTTATTTATATTTTCAGAAAGTAACCTTTTCTTGGATTGCTAACAATACTTTTTAAGCCTAAACTAAGTTCATTTGTATTCGGCTTATAAATTGACAAAATATATCTATCATTTACACATGAGTTTATTCTTTTACTTGCATAAATATTGCTCAAAGAAGTGTTTATTTCTTTTGCTGCATCTTCTGCTTTTGAAAATATCTTTGTTATTTTATCTTTCTTATCATATACAGCTACCGCTTTTTTCCATTGTTTTTCTACTGCTTTAATTACTTCATCTATAAATTCATCTCTTTCATCGTCTTTTAACTCTATAAGTCCATCCATTTCATCTAGTCTTATATATTCTTCAAGCTCTTGACCAAACAACATCCCTTCCATAGCTAAGACTTGAGCTATTTCTACTGCTTGATTTCTTTTGTATCCACTTAACATTTTCAATCTCCCCTATTTACCAGGGAGCATTAGCTCCCATAAATTCTATAATTCAATTTGTCTCCGATCATTTCGGCTACATAATTTTTAGACATTTCATATAATCTACTTCCTATAGCTTCATCTATCTCTAACAAATCACCTATAGATTTTTCAGTAGTAACTATCACAGGTAAGTTTTTAAAGTATCTATAATCAAGTATTTCATAAATGATATTTACATCTGATTCAGTGATCCTTCCTTTAAATAAATCATCTATCATTAATACTTGAGCATTTTTGTATATATTAATTTCTCTTTGATAATTTTCTTCATCTGTTATGGATTGTTTTAAATTGGTTATACTACTTCTATAGGGCATATATATTACCCCGACACCATTGTCTAATAATACATTCCCTATACTCATTGCTAAGTGGGTCTTTCCTGACCCAACTTGACCACAAAATATTATAGAATTTTGCCTAGCTACTCTTAACTCTTCAAATTTTTTAGAGTAGCTTTTTGCTTTACTATAAGCTAACATCGTTTCTTTACTTTTAGAGTAATCAAAGTTTTCAAATCTCATTTTTCTAAACTCTTCAGATACTCCACTAGCTTTTAGCTTATCTTCAGCTATTCTAATAGATCTACACTCACATGCTTTAGCAGTTCCATCATCTTGTATAGTAAACATCATATCTCTACATTTATTACACTTATACTTACTCTCTTGATAATCGTTCACATTCTGCGAGTAATCTGTAGTATTCTTCATCTTTTTCATCATCATTTGATATCTGTGGTTCAAATTGTTTAGTACACTTTGTGCTGCTTCCATTTGATTTCACATCCTTTTGTTTAGACTGTTCTTGTTGTAACTTATATGCTTCTAGTTGCTCCAAAGTTTTTATATTTTCATCTGTCCATCGTTTTATAATTCCTTTTATGTATCTCAACTCTCTTACATTTGACTCAATAGAAATTTCCATCGCTCTTATAACTAAGTCATATGATACTTTATTTCCTATTTCTAAAAAGAAATCTTGTTCTAACTTAGTTAATACATGTCTATTTACTATCTCTCTTCTATAATAAGCAATTACATCTTCTAGGCTCGTTTTATTACTACTACTACTATTATTATTAAATGTATTATTAAATATTGTATTATTATCTTCACAGTTTTCCGAATACCCTCTGTCGAGATTTCGAATACCCTCTTCGGAATCTCGAATACCTATATTCGAAATTTCGAATACCTTTATTATTCTTTTTTCTATTAACTTTGTATTAGGCTTATATTTATAAGATATCTTTACTAATCCTTTTTTCTCTAAAGACTTTATAATTTCTGAACATCTATTCTTAGATAGTTTAAAGAAACTTGAAAAGTAATCATTACTTGCATAGCAACCATCTTCATTATCTAAGCTATCTATTTCAACTAAAAATACTTTTTCTAGCAAGGTTAAGTTTTCGTTTAACCAAATCTCTTTAGGTATCCATATCCCTTTAAAAGCTCTTTCCACTGTTGCTCACCTACTTATCTTCTGTATAATTTAATCGCTTGGAATACTCCAGCTAATACTAGAGCATCCCATATAATCACCATTATTATTAAATTCATGTCTAAACCTCTAATGTTACTTGCTCATCTATATCTGCAAATTTATCTTCATCTACTGGAGTAAAATCTGCATCTATAAATTCTTCTTTAGGCTCATATTTAGTAAGTAAATCTAAAACTTCTTGAACTTCATCAAACTTAAGCTCTTTTAAACAATATCCATTACTCTCACAAAATTCTTGCATCTTAGATATATCCTTTGGATTATCATAGTCATATAAACCTTTCATAGATGCTAACTTCATAATCCCTTGTTTTTGTCCTGGTGTAGCATAACCAACTTTAACTTCTTTTTCGGGTAACTTATCAGGTACATTTTGTATTTCTGCCGCATCGTACATCCCTTGTAAATCCTCTGGGAATGCTTCTCTTAAAGCTGTTACCATAGCACACTTTCTTATCATCACACATGGCATTTGCTTCCAAGTACTTTGACCTTTTGAGTATTCTTCCATACTAACTTCGGATCTAATAGGAAACTTCATATCTTTTACATATACTTCGCACCATCCACCTACTAAAATCTCTTTAGGAGCTTTTAAGCTACCTTCTCGATAATCCATACTTCCATCAGGTTTTAAAATTACTATCCCAGCTTTCATACCTTCAAAGTTAGGGTTTCTATAAGCTCTTTTAACAAATACATCTTTACCAACTACGATATTTGCTGGTGAATTTCCAAACTTAATTAAGTAAGCTTCTCTTATAAACGGATTAAGCTTTTGAGCTTTACATAATTCTATAAACATTAATGTTTCTTGATCCGTAACTGCTCCATTTCCACTTACTAAGTAATTCTTAACTGTTTCTGCAGTTAATACTTGTCCTGTTTCTGTTTTAAACTCTGCTAAACTTAATGCACTTTGATTTACTACAGTATTATTCATTTGTTAATCCTCCTATAAACCTTGAACATCTGAAATAGTTTCTTCACATTCATTAAATAAATCATCTAAAGAACTTTCTAAATCTTCAAATGCCTCTGTTATCTCTATATTATCAAGCTCCATTACTTCATCCCTCAATGCACTTAAACATTTCCTAACCCACTTCATTTCACTTTCTATTCCTGCTATTGACATTTATCTATCCTCCTATTTAATCATTAAAGCTGTACCTGGTTCAGTCATATATGCTCCGTCTATTTCTATTCCTGCTTTTAAATCTGCTTTAAGTAAATCTTTATTTACCTTATATGTCTGAACTATCTCTAAGTACTTATCTGGTAACTTAGTTTCATCATTTATCCTTAATGTAGAAGTACCTTTTCTAACAGTAATATTCCCTACTGGTGTTTCTATCTTCTTCATATTCATTTGCTCCATACAAGACTTTGTGTATTCTCTAAGCCTTTTTATATGATTTTCTTTAGCTCTTTTTATCTTTGTCAGTCTATCTATTTCATTTTTTACTGCGTCTACATCTGCTTCTATACTTCTAACTACTTGTATAATCCCTTTGCCTTTATTAGCTATCTCATTTTGCACTATAGCTATAATTTCACTAGCTTCAACTTCTTCTAAATCTCTTAATACAACTAAATCTGCGCTTAATTCATATAAATTCATTGATATTTCCTCCTAAGTTTCATATAATATAATCAGTTTAAATTTTTTAATTTTGGCCTTTTTTAAGGCTCTTTTTTTTATTAAAATGGTAATTCCTCTGCTCCTACTGCTTTACAATATTGATAATGAGAAAAATCCATTTCTAGTTTGTCTGCTTCTTCTTTATCTGATATAAGTTTAAGTATTCTTTCAACTGCTCCTAATTGACCATAGTAAAGCCATTTTTCTTGACCCTTGATATCATGTTCTACCTTTACTTTTAAATATTCATCTGTTCCTGGTAATGCATCTAACATAGTGTTAAAACATTTATCTATAACCGCTTGTGTTTCTACTATGCTTTGATTTAAAGCTTTTACATCACATTGTAAGATTCTCTTAATTGCTTCCATTTTAAGCACCTACCTTTATTTTTTTATACATTCTTAAAGCATAGAATTTTTTGTCTATATCTTTATCTTTAAACTCTTTTACAAAGTCTTGAAGTATCTTTATATTCATTTAATTCACCCCCTCCCAATTATCTAGCCAATTTAAAAATGGTTGAGTAGGTATTTTATATAACCTTCCTACTTTTATAACCTTAAACATGTTATTTGTCGCTAATGCTTGTCTTATTAGACCGTATGCAGTCTTTTCGCATACTCCTAATAACTCAGCTATATCTGTTGCTGTTAATACTTTTTTCATCTTAACCTCCTATGCAAATGCTATCTGACTATTCAATCCATGAATTGCATATTTTAAAACTTCATCTTTTGGTTCCCAAGCTTCTATAAAACTAATTGCTAAGTCATAGTTTTTAACTGATAAATTCTTATAACTATTAACTTTAAAAGTTCTCTTTATATCCCTATAGAATGAAGCATATAATTTTTTATTCAGCTTCTTGTATGCTTCAGCATCTTTTCCACCTAATAATTCTACTGCTCTACAATTTATCGCACTTCTAAGATTTTCAGCTAACTCATAATTAACAGTCATTTTATCCTCTATAGTTGTTATTCTGTTATCTAGTTCCTGTTGTCTCTTATCAACTAATAATATCGCTTGAAGTTCTTTGCTCATATTAGAAAATGGATTTTTTAACTGTTGCTCCATTTTATTAAAAGCTTCTATGTATCTAAGTTTCCAATTCATAGCTTTAGATCCTGTGAATCCCATAACCAATAAGCTAAATCCATCTCTTGTTATTAGGAACTCTTTGTTGGTTTTACCATTAGAAGCTATATAAGTACTTTCTATAAACATTTCTTGTATAGCCGAATTTTCGGCTCTAGTATTTTCTATCTTTTCTATTACATGTTTATGTTGTTTTTCAAAGTTAGTAGCTATTTCTCTGCTACTTACTAAAAGTTGACCATCTACTTGTTGAACATTAATTAATTCACTCATCTTGTTTCCTCCAATATATATGAATTTTTGTTTTTAGTTTTGGTTAAACTAATATAACACATATCGTGTGATTTTTAATTAAAAAAAATTGAATCAACATCAGCTTCTTTAAAAGCTTGTTTGAACTTAACTAAAAAGTTATAACTAGGATTCCTTAAGCCTAATTCTATCTTAGAATATAAGGTTAAAGTTATACCTAATCTTTCTGCCATTTGTTTTTGAGTTAATTTATTTAAGTTTCTAAAATTAACTAAAGTATTCACTATATGCACCTCCTTTGATATTTATCACACTTTTCGTGTGCCTTATAACTACATATTACACCACACGTTTTGTGTTGTCAATAATTATTTTACACTTTTTGTGTGATTTTATTCAATAACTACACAAAAAGTGGTATTATTGCGTAGAGAGGAGTTGATAAC